GGGAAAATTTGTAGATTCCATTATTGCATATAGAATTCTAAAACTCTTGGTCACACCATTTGATCAAACAGATGCTTATAAATTAGGTATCATTGATGCAAAGGGCAAAGAGTTAAAAAGAATGCAGGATTTAAATTCTGTCAACGAAAGAGATGCATATACTTTATTGCATCGCTTAGTTTTTAGATTAAAGAAAATCATTGAAAAAGTGCCTATAGATAACAAAAAATTGTTGTCTTTAGCTGCAGCCTATGCTCTTATTAAAGAAAATTTGGATCAAAATAATGAGCCAATTGACCTAGAAACACAGTATATAAATAAATTAAACGAGGAATTACAATCTGAAGTAATGATTGTTGAAGAGTTCCTGTATGAGAAAAAATTGTTTACATTTAAGCAATTTAGTGAAGAAGGCGAGGGAATGGCGGCAGCAGCACCTGCAAACAATGCCGCAGTTACTTCAGGTATAAAGGGTTTGACCGGCGAACCACCTGTTAGCAAAAAAGCGCAGAAACGTTGGACAAATAAGAACAGTATTATTAGGAGAAAATAATGGAAATATTTTTAGGGTTAGCCGCACTAGTTGCAATTTTATATTATGGTTACTTGAGATTTTTCAAGACTGACACTACTGATTTGAAAGAACCAGCGGTTGTCGCAGATACACCAGTAGAACCAGCTGCACCTGTTGTGGAAGCCGCACCTGAACCTGTTGCAGAAAAAGCACCTGAGCCTGTTGTGGAAGCCGTACCTGAACCTGTTGCAGAAGTCGCACCTGAGCCAGTAGCAGTTGCACAAACTGTTGCCAGAGTGAAATCTTCTACTCCAAGAGCTAAGAAGAAAAAATAATGGCTACTTCGCAAGAACGAATCGGAGTCTTAGAGACCCGAGTTGAGGGTATCAATGAAAAAATGGATACCTTAAAAGCTGATGTTAAAGAGATGCACGATTGTTTGGATAAAACACGTGACGATCTGAGCGCTAAACTCGATAAGATGTACGATGCTTCTTGCTCTCAGCATAACGCGCTAAACGACAAAATCGAATCTATTGAAAAAATAAAAGATAAATGGACTTATATGGCATGGGGCGGATTGGCCGTAATTGGCTTCCTATCTGGCCATATTGATAAGATTCAAACACTTTTTAATTGACCTTATAGCCTAGCTATATTATAATAAGGCTCTCCTGGAGCCTTTTTATGTCTTTATTCGTTGATCTTAAATATCTTAAACTAATCAGTAATCGTTTGCCGTTGTTCAAACAAAAGAACGACCGGTTATACAATTGCCGATGTGTTATCTGCGGTGATTCTTCAGTTAAGAAGAATAAAACGCGTGGTTACTTTTATGCGGTAAAAAATGAATTGTTTTACAAGTGTCACAACTGTAATGTTTCAATGCATTTTGGTACATTCTTAAAACAATTGGATTCATTGCAGTACAGCCAATATGTCTTAGAGCGTTATAGCGAAGGCATGCCAATGAATAAGCCACACCAAAAGGCCGAGCCTGCATTTAAAATGGCAGCACCTGTATTTGAAAAGAAAAACATTCTTGATGAATTGCTTGATCGTTTAGATAAATTGCCGGATGATAATGAGGCAGTTAAATTTTGCCTTGATAGAAAAATCCCAAGAGAAAAGTTTGATGGATTATATTATATCGATGACATTAGAAAGATAGAACAATTATCTGACAAGTACAAAGGCACATTAAAGACTGATGAGCCCAGGCTTGTTATTCCTTTTTATGATGCTGAAGGTGTGTTAACCGGTGTTACTTGTAGAGCATTGCGAGGCGAATCATTGCGCTATGTTACTATTAAGATATCGGAAGACCGACCATTTATATTTGGTCTAGATAAAGTTAATCGTAATAAAAAGATATATGTGGTTGAAGGCCCTATTGATAGTTTGTTCATTGACAATTGTATTGCTGTTGCAGGTACTGCATTTGGTAAACTTGATACGTTGGGCATACCAAAAGACAAATTGGTTGTTATATTTGATAATCAACCTAGAAACAAAGAAGTCTCAAAAATTATAGACAAAGCTGTGAATAGCAATTATAATGTTGTTATCTGGCCACAAACTCTACAAGAAAAAGATATTAACGATATGATACTAGCGGATAAAGACCCAGCAAAGATTATTTCGAAGAACATATATAATGGTCTAGAAGCAAAGATGAAATTTACTGCATGGAAAAGGTGTTAAGATGAAGGTGAAATTGATTAGTTACAGCAAGCCCACACGTGAGTTAGTGTCCGACGGCTTGTATGATGCACAGGACCTAGTAGCGTTTTGTGCGAGAGTTTCAAATCCCGCAAACCAATATAACACAGAAACATCTGAGAAGTTGATTAAGTATTTGATTAAGCATCAACATTGGTCACCTCTTGAAATGGTTTCTGCCTGTGTTGAGATTGAAACTACAAGAGACATTGCCAGACAAATTCTTCGTCATAGAAGTTTTTCCTTTCAAGAATTTAGTCAACGATATGCGGATCCTACACAGGATTTAGATTTTGTTATTCGTGAAGCACGTTTACAAGATACAAAGAATCGTCAAAATTCTGTTGAGATAGATTTACAAAATGATGAACAACGGCAAATTGCTTATCAGTGGCAGAATCTACAACGAGATCTTATTAACAAGACTAGAGACATATATACTTGGGCTGTTTCTAAAGGCATTGCCAAAGAACAAGCCAGAGCAGTGCTTCCCGAAGGATTGACAGTAAGTAGACTTTATATGAATGGAACCTTAAGAAGTTGGATCCACTATATAATACTAAGAGCCGACAATGGAACTCAGAAAGAACATGCTGAGATTGCCCTGGCTTGTGCTGAAGTGATCGCGGAAATATTCCCAATGACTAAGGACTTGATAAATGAACCCAAGTGATAATTACAACCTTCCCAAATAAAAATGTGGTATCTATCTCTATTACCTAGTATTGTCTTTCATGCTATATTGGCAGCAGGATTGTTGTTTATACTTGTTAGCATGGTGCTCAAGGTAGTGCCATTCATAAGTACATACTACATACCTATTCGCATTGCAGGCTTTGTGCTTTTTGTAGCGGGTGTATACTTTGAAGGCGGCCTTGGAATACAGGCAGAAATGATTAGTAGAATAAAAGAGATGGAAGCCAAAGTTGCCGCAGCTGAAGCTGAAAGCAAACAAGTGAACATTAAGATACAGGAAAAAGTAGTATACAAGCAACAGATAGTTCGTGAAAAAGGCGCAGAAGTTATAAAGTACATAGATAGAGAAATAGTCAAATATGATACTAAATTTGCTCCTGGCGGTATCTGTGAACTTCCCAAGGAATTTTTTACAGCACACAATGAAGCAGCAAAGGAACGTAGATGAAACTCCACATTGCCCTTTTATTGCTTATATCATTGACAGGATGTTCAACAACTGTTCCTGTTGTGGCAAAATTTCCAGAAGTTCCCAAAGTATTACTAACAAAATGTCCCAATCTACAAGAACTTAGTACAGATGCAAAACTAAGTGATGTGGCAAAAACAATTACGGTAAATTATAGCTCATACTATGAATGCGCAGTTAAAATGGATGCGTGGATAGAATGGTATGGCGTACAAAAAATAATATATGAAGGAATAAAATGAAAAAATTATTAATTTTATTGAGTATTACTTTCCTATCAGGATGTAGTACAATCGGAGATTTACAAAAATATTGGCCCAGACCACACGATCCAATTATGTTTGGATATTTGGTCAGTACCGATATTGAAATAAACAAAGTTGATTGCGAAAAAAGCAATTGGTCAAATGTATTAATCTACACAGAACAATTGGTAAAATATACAGAATGGCGAAATGATCCGCAACAAGATAATATCAAGGGATTACACAGTCACGCAATAAAGATGAATAGCGGTGCAAGTAAAACCTTTTGTGAGTTAGGTAAAAAGACAGCATCACAAAGAGTAAACGCAACAAGAAAATCCTGGGAGAAACGATAATGCATCCATTAGAAGAAGAAATTAAATCAATAGTTGAAGAATTTTTAGCAGGTAAAATTACCTTAGAAGAAAAAACATATTTGCTACAAGAGATTCGAGATGTTCGTATAGCACAAGAATGCGCAGATGATGAAGAAAGAGTTAGAATCGTTGCACACGTGTGCAGCATGGCGCTAGCATTAAGTTAAAATAAAAAATTGGAGTAAAGATGACGCAAGAAATTGTGCATGGGATTAATGTCGATTATACTAGAGATAGTTTATTCGACGAGTTAGGTATTAAGAGATTAAAAGAAAGTTACATGAAAGAGGATGAAGTGTCTCCTCAGGAAAGGTTTGCCTATGTTTCCAAGACGTTCGGGACTAATGCAAAACATTCGCAAAGACTGTATGAATATAGCAGTAGACATTGGTTGTCATATTCTACTCCTATTCTCAGCTTTGGGCGTAGTAAGCGTGGCCTTCCTATATCATGTTTTTTACCTTATTTACATGATAGTGCTGAGGGGCTGGTTGATTGTCTCGCCGAAGTAAACTGGTTGTCCATGATGGGCGGAGGAGTGGGAATTGGTATTGGAATACGTTCATCGGATGATAAATCGGTTGGAGTCATGCCCCACCTTCGCACATATGACGCATCATCTCTCGCTTATCGACAAGGTAGGACTCGTCGTGGTAGTTATGCCGCTTATCTTGATATTAGTCATCCGGATATTCTCATATTTCTAGAGATGAGAAAGCCAACGGGCGATCCCAATATGCGTTGTTTAAATTTGCATCACGGTATCAATATCACCGATGACTTTATGCACCTAATCGAGCGCGCCATGATTGATCCCGAGATGGATGATACTTGGGAATTAAAAGATCCTCACAACGGCGAAGTCAAAGATAAAATATCGGCAAGAGAGTTATGGCAACGCATTTTAGATATGCGTATGCAAACAGGTGAGCCCTATTTACATTTTATTGACAGTAGCAATAGAGCTATGCCCGAGTTCCAAAAGAAGTTGGGACTCAGTATTAAGCAATCTAATTTGTGCAGTGAAATTATTTTACCAACGGATAAAGATCGTACTGCGGTATGTTGCTTATCCTCTTTAAACTTGGAGTATTATGATGATTGGAAAGATGACAGACTTTTTCTTCGGGACGTTGCGGAGATGCTCGATAACGTCTTGCAGTATTTCATTGATAATGCTCCTGACAGCATATCACGCGCAAGATTTAGTGCTACTCGTGAACGGTCTATTGGTATTGGTGCTCTCGGTTGGCACGCTCTACTACAAAAGAACAACCTCCCGTGGGAATCAGCGTCGGCAACAGGATTGAATCATAAGATATTTGCACACATTCGTAAGGAACTAGATAATGCTAACATTCAGTTGGGTAAAGAACGAGGCGAAGCACCTGATGCGACAGGTACTGGACGCCGCTTCTCTCATATGCTTGCTATTGCTCCAAACGCTTCTTCTTCTATTATTATGGGTAATACTTCCCCTTCTATTGAGCCGCTTCGTGCGAACGCATATAGACAAGATACTTTATCGGGCTCAATGCTCAACAAAAACAAATGGTTGAATAGAGTTATTGAAAAACATCTTTCAGGTGAAGGTGATATAGTTAATCAAGATGATTACAATGAAATTTGGTCAAGCATTATTGCCAATGATGGTTCAGTACAACATTTGTCCTGGATGGATGACTGGACAAAGGATGTGTTTAAAACATCTATGGAAATTGACCAGCGTTGGGTAGTACAACATTCTGCAGACAGACAGCAATATATAGATCAAGCACAATCTGTTAATCTATTCTTTAGACCAGATAGCAATATTAAATATATTCATGCGGTTCACTTTCAAGCATGGAAACAAGGCCTAAAGACATTGTACTATTGCCGCAGTGAAAAGATTGGTAAAGCAGATAAGATATCAAAGAAAATAGAGCGACAAGTCATGGAAGAGATTGACTTGAAAGCATTAGCAACCGAAGACATTTGTTTAGCTTGTGAAGGATAAAAATGAAAAAAGTAATAAGATTTACAGCATCATGGTGCCAACCATGTAAAGCAATGGCCAGTATACTTGAAGAAGTTAATACTACTATGAATATTCCTATTGAAGTTGTGGACATTGATGTGCATCAAGAAGTTGCAATTGAATTTGGAATTAGAAGTGTCCCTACACTTGTTAAGATAGATGAAAATGGTAATGTTGCTGGCAGACTAATAGGCGTTAGAGCAAAAAATTTAGTAGAAGAGTTCCTCAATGATTAAAAAAACAAAATCCAATTTAATGGATACTAGAGACTCATTCAAACCCTTCAATTACCCTTGGGCATATGATGCATGGTTGAAGCATGAGCAAAGTCATTGGTTACACACAGAAGTACCAATGGTAGAAGATGTTAAAGATTGGAAAAAGAAACTAAATGCAAACGAAAAACAATTCCTCACGCATATTTTCCGCTTTTTTACACAGGGAGATATCGACGTTGCTGGCGGTTACGTCAACAATTACCTTCCTTATTTTCCTCAGCCAGAAGTACGCATGATGCTATTGGGCTTTGCAGCACGCGAAGCTCTACATATTGCAGCATACTCACATTTAATTGAGACATTGGGATTGCCCGAGACAATGTATAATGAGTTCTTAGCTTATGAAGAAATGAAAGCCAAGCATGATTATGTCTTAGATATATCACAACAAAACTCCACAAAAGAAAACACCGCAAAGCATATTGCTATCTTCTCAGCATTTACAGAAGGTATGCAACTGTTTAGTTCTTTTATTATGTTGTTGAATTTCCCTCGTCATGGCAAAATGAAGGGCATGGGACAAATTGTTACTTGGTCTATTGTGGATGAAACTCAGCATTGTGAGTCTATGATTAAATTATTCAGGACATATATACAAGAGAATCCCGAGATTTGGAACGATGAACTCAAAGGTGAACTGTATACAATTGCTGAGCAAATGGTTCTACTCGAAGAACGCTTTATTGATTTGGCATTTGCAATGGGTCCTATGGAAAATTTAGACTCAGCCGACGTTAAACAGTATATCCGTTATATTACTGATCGTAGACTTATTAGTCTTGGTCTTAAGGGTATTATGAAGGTTAAAAAGAATCCGCTACCTTGGGTTGAAGAAATGATTAATGCACCTATTCACACTAACTTCTTTGAGAATAGAGCAACCGATTATGCCAAAGCAGCACATACAGGTAACTGGGAAGATGTTTGGGCAAAACAAAAATGAAAACTTTTAAAGAACTAAAAGAAAAAAATGATAGTTTAGTAGAGGCAGTTAACAAAGGTTGCCCTATTGCTACTCATGATTTAGATATTAATGTTAAAAATCGGCAAGAGGCTATAGACGATCATCATTATGGTCCTGCCAATCCAGATGAACCTGGAGACTATTGGAAAATTTCAGCTAAGCAATGGGGTATTAGTGAGAAAACAGCGCAGACCATGAGATGCAGTAACTGCGCTGCATTTAATATTACCGATGCAATGTATAAATGCATTGAAGATGGTATGGGCAAAGAAGCATTTGAAGCTGAAAAAACTAGAGAATCTGCAGATTTAGGATATTGTAACTTGTTACATTTTAAATGTGCTGGTACTAGAAGTTGCGAACTGTGGATAACAGGCGGCCCTATTATAAAATAAAATGAATAGTAATAAAGAAATAAGTTTCACATTAAAACGCAGAGAAATTTGTGATAAGTGTGAACATCTTACTACTATCATTGGTGCTAAGGTGTGCAATAAATGTGGGTGCTCTATATGGGCAAAGACCATGATACCTATTGCGAAATGCCCCGAAGGAAAATGGGATGAAAATTGAATTAACTAATAATTTTTTCAACACTAATGGTTATTGGTCTAAACCCATTGATAAAATATTATATACACCTACGCCGGAAGATGTAGAACTGTTTGACCAAAATGGTTATGATCTAACTGAATTGGAAAAACATTATGCTTATAGTAATAGGCAAAAAGATAAAAAACATAGACCACATCGTTCAGCATTAAAAAAAGATTGGTTTACACAGTATCCTAAGATAGAAGGTGCAGTTCTAAACCATAGTTTATTATTTGAACGAAAAGGATATACAGGCGAAGCATTAACTGAACTAACATACTGGGCAAAACAATTACCATTAGTATATAAAGTCATATCATTGCGACCAAAATGGGGGTTAGATTTCTCTATGGATTATGTCGATAGAGAAGGCAATTGTTTTGAAATATTGCATTGGGAATATGATGGATTTGATTGTGAAGAAGTTCAAGCATGTAAGTTATTAGTACAAGCAGAATTTGCAACTATAGATTGGGATGATGCTGCTAAAGGAATACTTAAGCATAAAGATGAATGGCATCACTTAGACTTTTTTGCTCAAAGTGATTGGAAATGTAATTACTTCGGTGTACCTAAAGAAAGATTTAAAATGGTGATTTGGAAATGAATAAATTTGATTATGCTCATATGATTGTTGCGGAGACTTATGCTAAGTTATCATATGCTAACCGATTACAGGTTGGTGCTGTTGTAGAAAAAGACAATAGAATTATATCTATTGGATACAACGGCACACCGGTTGGATGGGACAATACCTGTGAGGATACTTTTGAAGAGCATTCTACATATGTAATAGATATGGGTGGACCTGAGTATCCCATGATTACTACCCATACAAAAACAAAGCAAGAAGTTATTCATGCTGAAATGAATGCTATTGGCAAGTTGGCTAAGTCAAATGAATCAGGTGCAGGTGCTACGATGTATATCACCCATGCACCATGCTTTGAATGTGCTAAACTTATACATATAGCAGGGATTAAAAAAGTGTTTTATCGCAATCAGTATAGAAGCGATGAAGGTATAAAATTTTTAAATAAGTGTAACATTGAAGTGGAGAAAATATGAGTGCGAATAAAAAAATTGGAATTACGTGTTCCACATTTGATCTGTTCCATGCGGGTCATGTGATTATGTTGGAGGAAGCAAAGCGTCAATGCGATTATCTAATTGCTGCGATTCAGGTCGACCCCACAATAGATAGAAAATCTAAAAACAAACCTGTTCAGTCAATCATTGAGAGACAGATTCAGGTATCAGCATGCAAGCATGTGGATGAGATTATTGTTTATTCTACAGAAAAAGAACTTGAGGACATCTTTATGGCATTGCCAATTGATGTTAGAATCTTGGGTGAAGAATATAAAGATACAGACTACACCGGCAAAGACATTTGCATGAAAAGAGGAATAGAATTGCATTTCAATAAACGAGATCATTTCTTTAGTTCATCTGACCTGCGTCAAAGAGTGTTTGATATAGAAACAAAAAAGAGAGGATTGACATGGCAAGAAAACAACATCACGAATGTGTCGAATGTGATGCCGTCTTCAAGATAAATTTTGATCTTGACGAAGACTATTATAAAGTAGAGTTTTGTCCATTCTGCGGGTCGGCAATGGATGAAGACCAACAGGATGAGTACGAAGACGAAGACCTGTCCTAAGTGCAGCACAGAACATACCAAACCAGGTAAGTTCTGTTCTCGCGCCTGTGCCAACTCCAGACAATGGAATGAAGAACAAAAGAAAGTCTTTTCAGAAAAACAAGCGGCATACATGGCACGCGAAGAATCTGAAGAGCATAGATATAAGAAATCTATACAAACCCAAATGCTGCAACGAGCCGGCATCATGGGAACCGGCGGATTAGTTGAAGACGCCGAAGATATAATGACAAATCCCGACGATTACTTCTTTGTTCCACCTAGGGATGATGGTGATAACTTTTCAGACGGAAACGACTATTGGGAAACCGTATAAATACTAATTTAATATTGGTATTTAGATGTGGCTATATAACGGAAACCCTTTAGAACTTATTCCAGACGACGCTTATGGTTATGTGTACTTGATTACCAATACTGCCACGAATCGCAAGTATATAGGTAAAAAGTTGTTTTGGTTTCGCAGAACAAAGGTAGTTAAGGGTAAGAAGAAAAGATTAAAGGTTGAGTCAGATTGGAGAGATTATTGGTCTTCATCTGATGAGGTTAAAGCTGATGTTGAAACGCATGGTGCGGATAAGTTTATACGAGAGATACTGCATATATGCCCAAACAAAGGCCTGTGCAATTATTTAGAAGCAAGAGAACAAATGGATAGACGAGTTTTAGAAACAGAAGATTATTACAACGGCCAAGTGCAATGCCGCGTACATAAAACTCATATCAAGAATTTAAAGGTATAAGAAAGAATTAAAATGCAAATTACAAATGTTAACTTCGCTCTTGGCGGAATGAATATACAGACATGGGATCCTCCTGTTCCAACGCTTTACCTTTGGGAATGGGGATATAATCCTTATGGCAATTTAGGATTAGGCGATACTACAAATAGATCCACTCCTACACAGGTTGGAGTATCTACTAATTGGAATTCTCTTTACGTTACTTCTTATAGAAGTATAGCAACTAAATCTGACGGTACGTCATGGGTGTGGGGATATAATGGATATGGTCAATTAGGATTGGGCGCTGGCGGAAATGTATCGAGTCCAGTTCAGTTAGGTTCTGCGAATGAATGGTCAAGTTTCTCAGTAGGCCACAGTACAAATCACACGATGGGGATAAAACCAAATGGGACTTTATGGGCATTTGGAAACAATAACCAAGGACAATTAGGTTTAAGTAATACTACAGGGTATTCAAGTCCAAAACAAGTTGGATTATTAACTAATTGGTTGGCTGCTGCTACCGGATATAGACATACGGTAGCTGTTAAAACAGATGGTACTTTGTGGGCATGGGGCAGTAATCAAGTATATCATCTAGGCTTGGGTGATAATACAAATAGATCTAGTCCAGTACAAGTTGGAAGTGCAACCAATTGGTTAAAGGTTGTTGCAGGTAAATGGCATTCTTATGCAATTAAAACTGACGGAACCATTTGGTCTTGGGGACAAAATTATAAAGGTGCAACAGGTTTAAATGAGGGTGGTACTAACGCAACCTCAACTCCTACAAAAATAGGAACATTAACTAATTGGTTAAATGTTTCTGCAGGAGAGTATACTGCGTACGCTATAAAAACAGATGGAACCTTATGGGCATGGGGTTTAGGCACTAGCGGGCAATTAGGATTAAGTGGTACTACAAATAGATCAAGTCCAACACAGGTTGGCGCATTGACTAATTGGTTAAGTGTTGCCGGCGGAGCATACTGGGCAGCGGCGGTAAAAACCAATGGTACGCTGTGGACATGGGGATATAATCCTTATGGTAATTTAGGATTAGGCAATACTACAGATAGATCAAGTCCAGTGCAAGTAGGCGCATTAACTTCTTGGACAACAATAGGTGCAGGCTCCTATAATGGCGCAGCAATAGGATAAAATAAAATGCCATTAGTTTTTAACAGGCAATAATATAATGACAATACTACAACTACTTGAATGCGTATTTTATGCGTGGATAATTTGGAATGCAATTGGCTTTATTAGAGCGGTAACTAATAAAGACATGCAACAATATAAAATGATTACTCCTCCCAGTGAACAGGAAAAGTATATAGAATGCAGAGTTGAGCATCACGGAGATCAAGTATACTTATGGACTTTGAACCCTGAATCATTTCTAATTCAAGGCAAGTCTTTAGATGAGATACAAGAGGCATTGCTAAAGATAATGCCCAACACGACTCTGGTAATAACAGAATCAGATCGAGAGTTAGACGGTCTAAACCCTGTGTAAGTTATAAAGTATCTGCACTGCGACAGCAGCTGTGGATACTGCCACGATTAAAACGTAATAAATTGTGTGTTTCATTTTTAATTATCCCAAGTGACATGATCCGCAACCGGAGATATCATTTTCATTATTTGTTCGTATTCAAGTTTATTTTTATGCACATCATAGCTGTAAGGTACTCGGATGCAAGTGAGAATATAATGTTTCATTTTATTTGTGATGCGAATAGACATCTGTTCTAATACTGTGTCAGCGGGCGTTCCGTGTGCCAATGCTTGCATGGCATAACCGAATTCAAACTGTCTGACTCTTTCAGACCATTGTTCAAATGTCTCTCCGTCTTTGATTTTCATTTAAATAATGATAAAGATGCGAGTTTTGATTCCAAATAGGCAATCTGTGTTACTATGGCATCGAATGATGCACAGGTGCTAGATGAACCTGGTACACCCACAGTATGTTGCAATAATACTTCAGCGTCAATTCTAAACTGTTCAATATCTGCGGTGTATCGTGCTGCGGTTGCATCGATGATTTGATTTCTAAAACTCATTATGTGTTCTTTCGTGTTTGATGTCGATATTCTCTTTTTATCCACCATTTATATTTGCCCCAATATTCTTGAATAGTTATTTGTTCTTCTTTGTGTAGGAATCTTTCTTCTAGATTTTCATGCCATAATCTAAAAACCCACAATCTAAATTTAGAATCTTTATACATAATCTTCATACATTATTTTAGCACCATCCTCACCCAATTCATTTACAAATATCTCATGAGTACGTTGCATCATGGCACATGCCATCATTAGTATATCTTCTCTATTATCGCACATCAAAATCTGTTGTTCTATAGGAGCCATTAATTCTTCCATGCGTTGTTTTGTTGTGTCGTTATTGTTCATACAATCTCCTCAAGAATGCCCAATAGTTCTGCAGTAATTAACAATAGACCGGCAATAACAAAATCACCCGTGATTAAGTATGCCCCTGCTATAATTCGCATTCCACTTTTAATCAAACTGATATAAAAGTGACCTTTGCTTGTATCTTTTGGCTGAATATCCATGTAGAATCCCTATATTGTAGATAATATTACCTCGATTATATATTCTTTTTGATGTCTTGTCAAGCACTTTTTTAGCAGAAATTCGAATCTTTTTGACTAAAAAGGCTTGACAAGATGTGCATTTGCACATATAATTATGACATGATGAAAAGTAAATTTGTGCAAATCAAAAGAACCCATAAAGCCAAAAGGGTTATTGCTTGTGCAAATGTGCAAAAGCAATTATAATAGATATATAGCAAACAAAAACAGGAGTTAGTATGCGTGTAAAAGTAATTTTCAACAAAGCAAAGAATCGTTTCGAAGGTTTTGTTGATGGTAAAATGGTCTCAAGATCACGTCATGAATCTTATGTGCGCGACCAGATTGCTAAATTAGGTTTGCAAGTAGAACCAGTAAGCGGTACTGTAAATACCCAGCCCAAGGTTGACGAATTTGGTATCAACAAGCGTTTTGACTTTGTTGCACAAATGGTCACAATGGTTGCTAAAAAGACTATCGCATCGGCAATTATCACAGGCCAAGGTGGCTTGGGTAAGACACATACTGTTTTGAAATCACTCAAAGCACAGAACTTGATTGACACTACAGACTTAGCACAGTTCGAAGAAGGTGCTCGCATTAATAGTGAAAAGAGTTTTCGCATTGTAAAAGGTTACAGTACTGCTAAAGGTCTGTATCGCACATTGTTCGAAGGCAATGGTCAAGTATTAGTATTTGATGACTGCGATAGCGTGCTCAAAGACCCAGTTGCTCTTAATTTGCTCAAGGGTGCACTTGACTCATACGGCGAACGCTGGATCAACTGGAATGCAGACATGAAAGATGACGATCTGCCCCGCAGTTTCAAATTTACAGGTAGCATTGTGTTTATCTCGAACATGGATCTTGATCGTGTAGACCAAGCTGTTAAGAGTCGTGCAATGTGCGTTGACTTGAGCATGACACAAGCTCAAAAGATTGAGCGCATGGAAGTGTTGATTGACGATTCAGAGTTTATGCCAGAGTTTGCAACATCGCATAAAGCTGACGCAATTGCATTTATCAAGACAATTGGTAATAGCATTGAGAACTTGAGTTTGCGTTCGTTAATCTCAACGACAAAGATTCGTGCAGAAGGTGGCGATTGGAAACAATTGGCTAAGTATGTATTGACACAAGGTGCTTAATATGACAGACCGAGATATGGGAAATTTAATGTTCTTATTGAAAGCAGACGATGAGACATTTAGACACTGGCTTGAAAATTGTAGCTTTGACGATATTGCATATGCAAATGAATTGATTACTGCATATAGAAAAGAGAAAATATATCTAGCAGAAGATGTCGATGATTTCTCTCTTGCTAAAGATGTTCTAAGTAAATTCACATTAGGTACGAAACTCAAGAATGGCTAGTCTAAAAGATCATTTTGAATCCGTTAGATACTTTGGTAAATATCAATTAGGTGATAGAGTTACTGGAGTGTACAAAGGTGTTAGGTGGGTAGGCTCTGTGGGTAATGACAGGGTTATCAACGAACAACAAGGCCCTACAGTAACTATTCATCTTGATTTACCTTTCAAGATCGAAGACGAAATATACAAGCATATACTTATTGTCAAACCCAAAGATATTAAAAGATTAACTAATTATGACGTATAATAGAGAATTAGTAATAAACACTAAAGATTGTGTTTATCATCCTAAAGCCAAACGATTAACTATCTCTACAGAGAAAATAGCTGGCTCGATTATCTTTCCTAATACAGTATATGTCAAATCACATCATACTAATAATCAGATAACATTTAAACCTATTAAAGAAACTCATAATGATTTTGACCAAGATCAATGGGATGGTGAACAGCAAATATATGAACCAATATATACTGGAGTTAAAGTTAATGTTAAAACTCTGGTAATATATCGAGGCGAATAATCAGTGTTGCATTATAACATCGTTCAAGTGTTCTGTCAAGCACGTTATAGTACCCATACAAATTGCTCGGGAATGCTTGACAGGTTGTCCAAAATGTGCTATAATTGAGACATAGCAAAAAGGAAATATATGAAATTAGTCATTTCAACTCAAGTATACGAAAATTATGGTGCTCACGATTGGGATGGTACTGGCGAGTGCCCTCAATACTGGAAAGCCAAAGGCGGTAGCGATTACGCTATTAAGAACTTCAAAGGTGGCGATGAAGAGGCTGTCAAAGCAATCTTTTGTTTACGTCCAAAGATTGAGAGTGACGACGAGTTCTATCGTGAGTATATCCTAAGCTGGAACATTGTCGGCGACGACTACCTCACAGAGTTCGAGCAGTCACAGCTTGACTACGAAGGCAAGATTCGTTTCCCCGTCAAGGAGTTGGCATGGTAATGAATATTTTATTAGGAATGTGTATTGGTGTTTGTTTGGGTCTAGCAATACATCTTTTTTATATTGACTAAGGAATTATAATGCGTACAAAGACATTGGTTGACGGTTTAAAGAATTCACAAAAGATCCGAGTCATTATAGATGGCTTTGGAATCTATACTACGGTCGGCAATATATTCAATGTATATGCTCATCACAGCTTGAAGCAGGCAGCATGGGATGGGTTGTTGCGTTTGAGTAGCGATCGCTATTTTGCTGAAAGAGCAAACAAAGAATTACCAACGATGGTTAGCATAAAGAGTATGAATACTACTCAGATTGCTAAGCAAGTACAAATTGATTTGATTTAAGGAATAGATATGCCTAATTGGTGCAGTAATACAGTTCGCCTCACCCATGAAGATCCAGCTATGA